TTACACGATCAACGTTTGATATTTGGGGGGAGCAGAGATTTACCAAACTTTCTATTTATGTCAAAGATAGCAGAGTTTACTAATTTTGACATAGGAACAGGGAATGACGATGAATCTATCCAAATACAAATCGCAGAGAATCAAGTGTCAGAGATCAAAGCTATGCAATCATTTCGATTTCTTACAATCTTTACATCTGAGCAAGAACTCTTTGTGCCAACTAGTGAGAACAAGCCTCTTACACCCTCGACCATTACAGTTAAGAAACAAACAAGCTATGGATCAGGAACTGTCCAACCTCAAGAGTTTGATGGAGCTATAGTATTTTTAACTAAGTCAAAAGGTGCAATAAGAGAGTTTATATTCTCAGATATATCTCAAGCATATAATTCAGATTCAATAACATTATTATCAGAACATATTATTGGAACACCTACTGCTATTGAAGCACAAAGAGAATCTTCAGATCAAATGGAAGGTTATTTATATCTCTTAAACTCAGATGGCCATATGCCTGTATTTATGTCTATTAGAAAAGAAAAAGTCCAGGGTTGGGTGCGTTATGATACAGCTGGAAATTTCAAAAATATAGTTAATGTCAATAGACAAATATACACAGTAGTTGAAAGAACAATCAATAACTCTACTGTAAAAACATTAGAATTGTTTTCAAATGATTATCATTTAGATATGGCATCACAACAAACTGCAAGTGCAACAAACACATGGACAGTAAGTCATTTACCAAATACACAAGTGCAAGTTAAGTCAGGCAATTATAGTTTAGGAACATTCACTACTAATGGTAGTGGACAGCTTACCCTTAATGATACAGTTACATCTGTAGAAATAGGATTAGCGTATACCCCTTTGGTCACTACCTTACCACCAGAAACACAATTGGAAGATGGTGTTACTGTTGGTCAAAGAAGGAGAGTTGTAAGGGCAGTTTTAGACCTTGTGACTTCCCTTAATGTGAAAGCTGGTGGTACAAAAATTCTGATAAGGTCGGTAACAGATGATTTTTCATTAGAGCCTTCATCAATAACGGAGAGAAAAGAAGTGTATTTATTGGGTTGGTCAAAACTAGGTAGAGTGGATATAACGCAAGATGAACCCCTACCATTGACCCTGAATGGCGTGTTATTAGAGGTGGAAGTCTAATGGGTTCAGTAGGATATGGAATTGGTGCAGTTATGTCATTGGCAGCTGCTAGACAGGCACAAAAAGCTTATGCAAATGATGCTCAAGCAGCTATGGAACAAGCCGAGATGGCTGGTCTTGAAGCTGATCAACAAGCCATTAATAGAACAATAGAACTGCAAGAACAATTATCATCAATAAGTGCTTCTATTGCTGGTCAAGGTGTTTCAGCTTATGCCTCTCCTTCTATTACAAATATATATAGACGAGAAAAACAATTAGCTAGTGGAGATATTTCTTCAATTAAATTGATGGGTAAATCAAAACGAAGGCAATACACATTGACGGCTAGTGGAATGAAAAAGAAAGGTAAAGCCGCAATGTATACAGGCATAGGAACTGCGGCTCAAATGGGAGCTAAGGCTTATACAAGTTCGTGAGGATTAAATGGCAATAGAAAGAACAAAAGGTAGAAAAAATTATGTGCGACCATTGGGGTTAGTAGACTCTGGTGGTCAAGCAATGGCTAAAGCTACACAGCACATAGCAGAAAGCATTTACAATATTACTGGCACAATAGATGAAGCTGAACTAAAAACAGCTTATATTGAAGCTGAGAAACAAGGAAAACTTCTTGGTACAAAAGAAGATAAAGATGGAAATATTATTCCTTTAACCCAAACAGCTCTTAATTCATTTCAGCCAAATATGTTTAACAAAGCTAATCAAAGGCTGGCTCAAGAAAGATTTAAAACTTATGCTATAGCTAGTTTTGGCATGGCTATTCAAAATGATGCCGTTGATTCAGCTGAAAAATCTCTATTAAAGCATGGCGGAACCATGGGAGGTAATGGTCAATTAAGTGTTTTTAATGATTCAAGTGAATATATTAAATCTTTAAAAAGCAAGGTTTCTTCTGATGTTTGGGCTGAAGTCGGTTCAACTATAGAAAAGCAATGGGGATTTAGAGTAAGAAAGGCTTCTGCTTTACATTTAGAAGAAGTAAGAGCTAAAAATTTATTTAATGCAGAAAAAAACTTACAAACAATTTTGGCAGATGAAACATCTATAAGAACAAGTGGGGGTGATGCAGAAACAATCAATGCTGAACTTGAAGATACTCAAATAAGAAAAGATAAAGCATTTGCAATTATCAAAGATAATGTGAAATCTGAAGTAGAGTTTGAAAAAATTAAAATGGCTTATACAACCTCTCTCCAGTCAAATGTAAGTATTGCCTCTATAGATGCCGCATATCTTGCCAAAGTTCCCTTTTCAGAAATGAAAGTTATGGCACAAGAGCAAGTTAATCGTTGGAAAAATGATCCAAATGTTGACGGAGAAGCTATTAAGAAGTCCATGGAAGCTAAAATTCAGTATTACGAACAAGTTGATAGATTGGAAAAATCAGAAAAGATTGAGGTGTCTGCAAGTCGGCTTTACAAAGAATTAAATAAATTGCCATTTATAAAAAACTCTGGGGATTTATTGACTCCAAATGGTATTGCTAACTTAAACCTTGAGCCACCACATGAATACACTTTAACTAATGTTATAAATGGGTATGCAAGCACATTAAAGGCGGCTGAAAGCTCTGCATGGCAACAATCAGCTGAACCACATATTTTTAATTTAGAAAACGAAAGTATTGGTAATTTTACTAAACAAAATTCACTTAAATGGTTACAAGAAAATTTTCATAAATTAAATGGTACAAATAGAGATAAAGTAAGAGAGGCTCATGCTAAATGGCTTGATAGTCGTATTAAAACAAATAGCCAACTTGCTTTTGGTGAATTTATCAATGAAATGGAAAATTCCAAGACATTTACAATTCATCCAATGCAATTTCGTTTGAGTATGAAAAAACTTGTAAGTCAGAATGTAATTGGTGACAAGCCAACATCAATTATGACGATTAGAGAATTTCAAAATAAACTTTCTTCATATACAAATAAATGGAACGATTTTCAAAATGATTTGCAATCAGCAAAGTCAATTAAAAGCAGAACTGATACTGGTCAATCTCTTAGACCAAAAGATATAGTTTTATATAAAAAATTAGGCCTTATTCCAAGTAAAGTTCATTTTAAACAAGATAACGGAAGTGTTCAGACATTTAATCTTGATATATTTAGTGATAATGAAGCTGTTTCTAACCGAAGTATAGAAATAGCAGTAGCATGGTCAATTGAAAACAACACTCTGTACCCAGGTTTAGAAGAATCTTTAAATAATTTTGTTACAATGTCCCCTTATGGCTTTGAAAAAGCACAACAATTTTATCGTATGCTTATTGGCTCTGCACAAAATCACCAAAAAGATACAGATTATGTTCATCATACAATATTAAAAAAAGTGAACACAATGAGATTATCTGCTGCTCAGTTTTACGATCAAGAAGCTTTAAAACAATCTTATAAAATTGATGATAAGTCCACAGCAAGAATAGAAAGCCTTGTTGTCGGCGAAGGTGAAACCTTAGTTGATATTTTTGACAGAAAATGGGAAACCATAGAAGATTATACTTGGTCTGTAACAGGCATGTTCAAAGCAATAATTCCTAATGAAATAAAACTACTCACACAGTCAGCAAATGATTGGACTGGTCTTATTAGTGATGAGCAGAAAAAAACCTATAAGGATTTTTTAGCTAAAGTTGGTTATAACGATTTTAATGATGTTATTAAAAACACTCCAAGACTTAAGTCTTTATTGGTTGATAGCTTTAGAGTTAATTTGCACAGTAATCTAATAGACTGGAGCAAAGGAAAGGAAGCGGCAATAAACGAAGCCATGAAGATGTCAATATCCGCCGTTATGGAACATATTGGCGTTCATATAGATGGTAATGGCGAAGCAAAGCTGATGTTAAATCCTCCTAAATTAGAGTTTCAAAGAACGGTTCCTTCTGGGACCGATGAAATTGTGAAGATAACAGATCAAGATGTTAATGAATACATTTACAATACTGTTAAATCTATAGCTGGAATTATGGACACACAAACATATCAAGCAATAGAAAATAAACAATTTATTATAGAGTCACATGAATCTTGGGGATCAAATCCTACTTACAAAATATTTGTAGACAGAGGGGATGGAAGTAGAAGATTAATACATGAAAATCTTACCTTTGATTTTAAATATTCGAAACAAAGCAAGGCTTATAAAATGGCTGAAAATCAATTAAAGAATGATAAAATAGGTCAAACTTTATGGGAATATTTGCCAGGAATAGACCAAATGGCATTAAGGGGTTTGTATCATAGATGGAATGATGGCATGAGTACCGAAAATTTTGTGAGAAGTTTGGTTAATGTCTATAACAACTCTGTTATGGCTATTATTCCTTTGGATGCGAACCCTGAAGAACATTTAATTGATGCTGATATGTATGACATGGCAAAAGCAAGATCATTAATATTATCCCTTGGTCTTGACGCCAATGCTCATGCGATGAACCCAGGTAGTCACAAGTCTGTGTTAGATGTAAATTAATGGAAAATAATTACCTTACTAAAAAAGAATTGATTGATGGAATGAATCAGTCAATGAGCAGATTAAATCTTGATTATGTTAATCGTGAAGATTTGCATAGGGTTTACACCCCTTATGTGCCTACAGCTAAACAGGTGTGGCAATCAGCCTTTAGACAATTTGCTCCTTATGAATCTATGTCAAGAATGTTTTTTGGCGAAGATTATGTTGATGAAGAAAATTATGACCCTTTTAATGACCCTCAGATTAAAGAAGCTGGATTTGAAGGAAGTATGTGGAGGTTTATGAATAGTGGTAGTTCAAGTGAAACTGCTCAAAGAATAGAAAGAATGAAAATTGATTTTGAAGATCAAGCTATTCTTGGTCATACAGATATGTGGTTTCCTCAATTAATAACTTCTCTTGCAACTCCAGCCATAATGGCTCCATTAGCTCCTTTAAGATATTTAAGAGCCAGCATGCCTACAAAAAGATTTAAAGGTGGTTTTTACACCTCTGCTGGAACAATTGCTCCAGAAGAATACATTATGGCACAACAGCTTGAGAATAGGACTTTAAAAGACTCAGCAATGGTTATAACAACTGCTGGACTAATTGGAGGAAGTTTATCAACTGTATTAGGAAGGTATAGTTCAAGACAGTATTTCAATGAAGGGCCAGTTTTATGGGCAGAGTCTATAGACCCAACTAAAAAGAAAAAAGTAACAAAAAAATCAAATTATTGGAGAGAAAAAACTGATGATGTGATTTTAGATGTACAAACAACTTTTAAAGACTTAGGAGCTGCTACTACCCCTGAAAGAAGAAGGCAGTCTATGTATAAGACAATGGATAAAGATGCCTTAAAAGAAACTGGTTTTGGTATTGAAAAAATGCCTTGGAATCCAGTTACTAGGCTTCTTCAAAGTCCAAATGCCCTTGTTAGAAATACCGTTGCAAAAATGGTTGATATGGGTGGAATGATACAAAAAAAGGTAGCTGATAATCTGCCTATGGATCAATCTTTGGAAACAACATTTAGAACCACATATATTCCCTCTCTTGTTGATACGATGAGAAAAACTGATGAGGCTTACTTAGATTATAGAGGGTTAATTGCTCAAGGAGGAGATATTAAAAGAAGCTTTGAAATGATTAAACTAAAAGTTAAAGATGCTTTTAAAAATAGAAATGGATTAGGAGAAACAGAGTTTAGAACAAGAGTAGCTAAAGCAGTTAGAAATAATGGAGACACAGTTAACGATGAAGCAACTGCTTTTGTTAACAGAGCAGCAACAGAAGTAAAAAAGCATTTGGATATGATAAAGAAAAATGCAGAAGAAGTTCGTTTGTTTGAAAAACAAGCTGGCAAAAGAATAAAATCATTAGAAAAAAAGATAGCATCTACAACAAATGCAACTGCTAAAGCAAGATTAATTAACCAGCTTGAAAACGCCAAAGCATATTTGGCTAGATTAAGAGAGAATGGCGTTAATGTTAATACTGCACAAGGTTATTTCCCTAGAGTATGGCGATTAGATAAAATTATGGATAATCAAGAAGGATTTCTTAATGTTGTTTCTTCTTGGGCATCTAGGCATTTTCGTATGAATACACTTGACGCAAGAAAATTTGCTGAAGATATGATGGATGAAGTTACCAAAAGTAAACCTTTTTACGATATAGATGGTAAAGCTAATATTGACTGGATAACAAATGCTTCATCAACAAAAGCAAGGTCTTTTGAAATACCAGATAATTTAGTAGATGATTTCCTTGAAAACGATATAGAAGCCGTTTTAAGACATCATACAAAGACAATGGGAATGGATATAGAGCTAACAAGAACTTTTGGTGATATAGATATGAAAAGTTTTATTAAATCTATAGAAGATGATTACACAAGATTAATTGAAAAAGCAACTAACCTTGAAACAAGAAGGTCACTTAAAAAGGCTTTAGAAAACGATATAAGAGATATTAAGGGTTTAAGAGATAGGCTTCGTGGAACTTATGGAGCTTCACATGATCCGCACAAAGCCTCAAGTCGTTTTGTTAGAGCCATGAAATCATTTAATGTTTTAGTAGGAATGGGAGGAGCTGTTGTATCTTCTATTCCAGATGTAGCTAGAAGTGTTATGGTTGAAGGTTTAAAAGCAACAAATGAAAAAGGTCTTGCTCATTTTTTTAAAAATAGCAGAGCTACTATAAAGAAAATGACAAAAAAAGAACTGAATCAATCTGGTATTGCGGCTGATGCTACATTAGGACTTCGTTCTGCACAATTTTCTGATATTGGGGATATGTTTGGTTCAAGATTTACTTGGGAAAGAAAGTTAAATCAAAGTGTTGGCGTGTTTTTTATAGCTAATGGTTTAAATTGGTGGAATCAAATAATGAAGGAATTTGCTGGTACAACCACAATGCTTCGTATGTCGGACAACTTAATGAAAGACTGGGGTTCGCTTTCTGCAAGAGATAAAGAAAGGTTTTTATCAAATGGAATAGATCAGCAAATGCACTCAAGGATGCAATTGCAAATTCGTCAACATGGAGAAAGGGTTGATGGAGAATGGATGCCAAACACGGATGCTTGGACAGACGCAACTGCAAGGCAAAATTTTAGAAATGCTTTAAACCAAACTGTTGAACGAACAATCATTACCCCTGGAGCTGGTGATAGAGCTTTATGGACTTCAACTGAATGGGGTTCATTAATGACACAATTTAAAGGGTATGGTCAAGGAGCGATGGTTCGCTTATTAACAGCTGGACTGCAAGAGAAAGATGCTGCTTTTTGGCAAGGTCTAGTAATGCTTGTTGGTATAGCCGCAGTTGTTAATGAAATTAAAAAAGCTCAATATGGAATTGATGACAGTCAAGATACTTTAAATGATGTTTTAATTGATGCTGTTGACAGAAGTGGAGCTTTGGGATGGTTTACAGACATTAATAATAGTATTGAGAAAATATCAGATTACAAATTAGGTATGCGACCATTTTTAGGAAGTGATACAGAAAAGCCATTACCTTTTAGTGCAAAAGCAAGTGCTTTAGTTGGGCCAGCTGGTGGTAATTTGGCTAATTTAGGTTCTATAGGAGCTGATATAGCAACATTGAGTGCTGATAGCAAAACGCTTGAAAGTGCTAGATTTGTAAGTCCTGGGGGAAATTTATTCTGGGCTGATCCAGTTTTAGATGGGATTTTTAAGAGTGATGTGAATTAACAAATCGAGGTGCATAGTGGATAAAGGTATATTATGGCTACTATTTCGATTGCAGACAATGATGCTAGGATTCAATACACACAAGCTATTACTGGCAATAGCACACAGCTAACAATTGATTTTCCTTTTTTTGCCCTTGATGACATTAAGGTTATTAGAACAACAAGTGCTGGTGCAGATACAAACTTAACCAGAGGAACGGGAACAAATACTTTTGCCGTTGTAGGTACAGCTGTAGATGACGGCTATTCTGGTGGTTACATAACCTTAAACGACAGTTACGACAATACATATACTTATACAATTTACAGAGATGTTCCTATTGCAAGAACAACAGATTTTGCGACTTCTGGACCATTTAATATAGCCTCATTAAATACTGAATTAGATAAAATCTATGCTGTAATGCAACAAGTTGAAAATGCAAATGACAGAGCATTGACAATGCCAGATTCAGACGGAAGTTCATCTATTACACTCCCTACCCTTAATAGTAGAAAAGGTAAATATCTGGCTTTTAATTCATCAACTGGTGCTGCTGAAATTGGTGGAGATGTTGCTGATACGGGTACTGTTGCCTCGTTGTCCTCTAATATTACAACTGTTGCGGGTATATCGTCTAACATTACAACTGTAGCTGGCATAAGCAGTAATGTTACAAGTGTAGCTGGAGTTTCATCTAATGTTACAACCGTTGCTGGAATAGCCAGTAATGTTACAACTGTTGCGGGTGTTGCAAGTAATGTAACAACAGTAGCAAGCAATATAACGAATGTTAACACATTTGCTAATCGATATAGAATTGAATCAAGTGATCCTTCTTCATCTTTAGATGAGGGCGACCTTGTTTTTAATACAACAAGCAATCAGCTTAAATATTATAATGGTAGTGCATGGCAAGCCATTACTGCTGACACAGATGTTAAAGCTGGTGTTTCAAGCAATGATACAACCCCAGGATATCTTAATGGAAAATTAGTAGCTGGAGAAGGTGTTGATTTAACTGAGGGTAACGATGGCGGAGATGAAACATTAACCATTTCAGCAGAAGATGCAACTACAAGCAACAAAGGTATAGCTTCTTTTTCATCTTCTGATTTTACTGTATCAAGTGGAGCTGTAAGCTTAGAATCTGCCGTAGTTAAAACAGACGAACAAAATACGTTTACAAAGGCACAATTACCTAGCACATATACTGCCGCTTTATCAGCAACAAGTGGTGTCCTCGACTATGACACATATCAAAACTTTATTATTACATTAGCTAGTGGTTCAAATACTTTAGCAGCACCTACAACTGAAGCATCACAAGTAGGTCAAACTGGCTTTATAGTTTTTATTCAACCAAGCAGTAGTAGTGCTGGAACAGTAAGTTTACATGGTGATTATGAAACTGCTGAAGCAGCTGGCCTTACATTATCTTCAGCCAATAATGATTATGACGTTGTTCCTTATTTAATTAAGGCAGACAACAGTATTCTTCTGGGTGCTGCTCAACTTAACTTTGGATAACTAAATGTTTAGTTCAGAAAAATGGTTCGCAAAAACTGGCTCTGATTTTTATGGACATGATTTAAATTATTCTATAGCCACCAATGGCAATGAATACATGACTGATAATGTAGGTGCGGGTGATAGAAAAAAATGGACACTTTCATGTTGGGTAAAACCACAAGGAAAAAGTTGGTTTGGAGAAATATGGTCATCAGCAGGCGGTGGTCATGTAGGTGGTGCTGACATTGAGTATTTATCTTTAAATGACGGACAAGTTTATCATTATCAAAATATAAATGGTTCAGTACAATTTAATGTTAAA